TGATAGTGAGAACCTTCTTGAGTGCCGAGGTCTCGTTCAGCATAACGGATGTGAAGGGTTGTTCCGTCATTAGTGATGTCTGTAGTAGCCTCAAAGGCATCAATGATTAGGTCTGCTAGGTCATCCCCTGCTGCTGGTCCTAGACCCTCTGGTACACAACAAGTTACTAGGAAATAACCTTGATAATACATTTGAGGGTTAAGACCTCTATGAGCAGGTTCCCTAGTTGTAGGTATCATCCTAACTGTCAGGTAACTACTGTTAGTGGTAGGACTGAAGGCTACATTCTCCCAAGCAATGTCAGAAGGAATACCTGAGACAGCAGCAAGATTAACCTCAAAGGTGGCTCTGATTTGTTCGTAGATGCTTGCCATTATCGGTTCCTATCCTTAGCTGCCCCAAACACTTGGTACTTCTCTTCAACCTTTGCCGCATGAGGTGCTCTATTCCTAAAGGAGATGCTTTTGTTTTCTAATATCTCTAGGTTTTCAATATCAGAGGTCATATTAGAAAGAGCTTTACCACGAAAGGTAGCTACATCTTGGTTACGAGGCTTTCCATGAGAATCTTTACGCCTACCACCACCTGATGAAGATGGGACCACAGAGAAACTCTCAGCATATGCACCAGTGTCTACAGGAGTTCTAACAGTGAGGTCTTCTGCAATATCGACTAGTTTACCCTTTAGTTTATCTTCAGCTTGCATCAGAGCTTTATCAATCTTAGCGGAGATAGACTTTTGGTTAACTCTAACCTTCATCACTCCCTCACTTGACAGATGTAGCAGACTAGAGTGTCGCTATTGTAGATGCTCTGTACTCGTTTAATAACTACAGTATCACCCACTCCAAGTATCTGATCCTCATGGTCGGGTTCAGGGACCAGATTACCTGAAGTGTCTTTAGGAGCAATAAGAACCTTACGATCACCCATAAGGATACTATCGTTGTTAATCTCTGACAGAGAGTACTCAGCGAAATAAGCCTTGATGGTGTAGTCAGTGTTAGTAACGGACCCAAGAGACCCAGTAGTAGGGTCATAAGTCCCAGAGGATTTCTTACGTAGAGTAGCTGCTTGGCCCCTACGGTTCACTAGGCTTTGGACGTTACTTGAAAAGTTCATTAGTCGTTATCCAGATAGTCAGAGGAGTAGATTTCTTGGTAACGGAATTGATCCCTACGGATACGGCTACCAGTACGATCTGTATCAGTCTCTACAGCCTTCATAGTGCTCTTGGAGAGGCCACCTGCTACGAACCCTAGTGAGGCACCCACCTTAGTGGCTTGGAACTCTAGGTCGCTTGCTAGGCTCTTGTAGTGGGTCTGTAGTTGACTATACTTCTCGGAGAGTTGACCATCTAGGTCTGTATCTACCAAACGGGAATACTTAGAGGCGATAGTCCTACAAGCCCAACTAGCAGCACTGTAGATATTACTACCACTTTGCCCAAGAGCGAAGAGGATTTCTTCATTCTGGATTTGCTGGTCGTTAGTATCTGTATCTCCTACGAGGAGCCTAACTGCATTAAGACGACCACTGGCAGTATCAGTGCCTAAGTCAGTTTCATCGTAGGACCACGCCATATTAAGATTCCTGCTGTTCTAGGGTTTTACTGTTAGCTTTTTCAAGAAGCTCATCTCGAATATCAGTATAGATGTCTAAAGCCCAAGAGTTACGATTAAGCCATGCTCGAATAAGACCACGTTGCTTATCTAGGATTTTAGACTGTTTGATGCGCTTGGTCTGGTATTCTTTATCTGTAGTAGTCCGCTTCTTGACTTCCACATTAACCAGACGAATAAGACTTGCGATTTCTTCCTTATCAAGTTCCCCTAGACGGTCACCAACCTTCTGTTCTACTTCTCGTGCGCTATCATGATGGATTTTACCAGAGAGGTATAGGTTGTGAACATCTCGGAGCATCTTGCGGTGGTCTTCCTCACGGTAGGCTTGGGTGTGCCAAGTGAAGTGATCCCCTTTGTTCCATTGACGCCCAAAGGCAAAAAACGGAAGTTTAATAAAGACTGGTCGATCTACCTGCCAACCAAACTCATTGTCAAACATATACTGTTGATATTCTTTAGTGGTCATAGTACTATTCCATTATTGTTATTTAGGGAGTGACCCCACTGATAGTTACAACAGCAGGGCCACTAGGGTATTACTTACGCAAGGACGGAGTTGATGAAACCACCAAGGTCCGAACCCACGATCTTCATGTCGTAGGACATCTTAACGTGGATTTCTTCTGCGATACCTTCAACACGGAGGAAGTCACCTGTGAAGCTCTCAACAGTCACACCGAGGTTCGAGACACCCGGCAGAGAGTTCCAAGCAAAGGTGAGGCCAGCAGCAGGGCTACGGAGACCAGCACTTGCAGGTGTGTAGCAGAGGAGAACATTGTTACCACCGATGAAGGCGTTGCTTTCAGCAGCACCCTCAGCAGCAGTGTTCTCGATTGCTTCCATGACGAAGAAACGCTCAACCTCAAAGATTTCTGCCAGCTTTGCATCTGTGATGAGTGCAGTGTTCGAGACAGTAGCACCACCGTTCAGACGGGCAAGAATATCAGGGTGGTCAACCAGAACATCACGGACTGCCTTAGTGACAACCATAGTGTTAGGCTTGAAGCCACCGCTCTTCAGTTGAACAGTGCGGGACAGACGACGAACATCAACAATCGGAGTGGAGTTTGTGTAGTCATCCCAGTTGGTGACTTCTGCTGCTGTGTCGTTATCAGCGTTAGCAACACCATCCCAGTTTGTACCCCAGATGTTGTCCGAGAAGAAGTTAGTAACAAAGTCCTTCTCACGGTCGATCAGCATGTTGTGGATGAGCATCTGTGCGCCCATTGCACGAGTTTCCAGTGCTGCATCTTCGTTAGCAAGCGTTTGCTCATCAAAGTCAGTTGCCAGACCATAGACATCTGCAAAGTAGTTGTCGTTGGAGAGCGACATACCGATACGCTCAGGACGGTTCCGAGGTGCCAGTTGCTTGCGCTGACCGGAACGGTTGAAGTTCTCACGGTCATAGATGTAGTACTTATCGGATTGCTTATCAACGTCCACAATCGGGAACACTTTGTCAGCAATGAAGCTGTCAGCCGACTGGAGGTAAGCAAGGGTGAGGTTTGTCAGCGGTGCATCAATATGGACCTGCGACGGAGTAAGCATAGGCATTTAATTATTCCTTTCTATGCGTTAGGCAGTAGCGTTGCCGCCACGGAAGAAGTCAATGGTTGTACGAGTGCCAGCAGCAGCATCTTCCAGAGCCTTACCAACAACAATGTCACCAGAGGCAGCAGTGATAGCCTCACCGTTAGCGTCAGAAGCGACAGCATCACCAGCGGAGAGACCACCAGTACCCACTTCAACCATCACACGACCCATGGTAACTACAGTAGCAGCAGCACCGGATGTGGGGTTGTTAATCAAGACGCCATCAGCAGCCTGACCATCAGTTGCGTTAACAACAGTACGATCAGATGTGTTACCGATAACAAAAGTCCATTGCTTTGCCGAGAGGTCAGCACCTGCAATCATAGTTTCACGAATTTGGTTTCCACCAACAGTAGCCATATCTAATTAATCCTTCTGATATGCTTTTTTCACAAGTGCTTTGCCTTCGTCAGTCTTGACAATAGCAGCATAAGCCTTTGCGAAAGTTGTGTTGTGCTCTGCTTCATATGCTTTTGCCAGAGCGTTAAGTTTCTCGTTGGGGTCTTCCATATCGCCCTGAGCGGCAGACTTACCAACTTCTTCAGTCATCTCGTCAAAGAGGTTGTCCAGTGCTTGCATAAACTCAGCAAACTTCTTGGCTTCCTCTTCTGCCATCTCATCGTGAGCCTTCAGGAGGACACGAGCGTGATCTTCGGAGATATTCGGGAGGGTTTCTTTACAACGCTTCTGGATTGCGTTCTCAGCCTTTTCAATCTCTGCTTCCTCAAGTTTCTTAAGGATGGGTGCAGGAATGTCAGCTTTGTTAATCTGTTCACCTTCTACTTCGATGAACTCTTCTGGGGCTTTCTTTTCGATACCCTCAGCAGTAATCTTGTAGCCTTCTTCGAGGACTGACTTGCGAAGGGCTTCATTATCAGCCTTCAGCTTTGCAACCTCTTCCTCAAGAGACTTTTTCATATCTTCGTTGCACATGGCCTTGGCTTTATCGTAGCCCATACCTTTGTCCATGTACATCTTCATTTTTGCTTTCATGTCGTCAGACATCTTGTCCATTTCGGCCTTCTGGTCGTCAGACATTTTCTCTACGCTTTCTGTCATGTGTTCCTCTTCGGAGTTGTCGCGTTTATACAGAGGAGCCATTGCTAAAGGGTTCGCGGGCTTATCCACAAGGGAAAGCTCCTCTAGTTCCAAGTTTTTTAGGAGTGTGGGCATTATAGCTCCTCCCGTGTTGCACGGCCCCCGATGCTGAAGGCACGTAGTTCGCCAGACTTAACCCGTTCCCAGACTGCATCATCATATACCTTATAGGCGACAACCCAACCTTCACGGTCACTCTGGATTCCAAGAGCATCACAAAGTTCTTTTGTAATAGGCAAGGAGTGGATTACTTTACCAGTCTCCTCCCCAGTGTGCATAGTCTTACCTACACGCACATGCTCCATGAATTTGTTTACTGCACTCGTGAGAGTATCAGCGTCGATAATATCACCTTGGCGGTCAACTACAGCTTCACCTTTTTCTGTGATAACTGAGGCCCAACCATAGATGAGGCGTTGTTCATTATCTACCTTGAGGATTTCCCCAGAGATGTCAGCATTAGAAGCCTTAGATACTGTAGACAGTTTATGTCCTACCATCTCACCAGTGGGCTTACCCTCATCATCTACAATCTCGATACGAGCAGCAGGTTCTTCTTTTGTTCCTGTCACCTTTACGGGAATATCAGGTACTGCACCATCTCGGACGATCTGACGGATGATACCACGAGCAGTGCCACCGCTAGAGTTCCAAGAGACTTTATCACCAACAGATGCTTTGGTTACTTCACTCACTGTAGTACCTTTCTCCCACATGCGGCAGGACCAATAACGGGCTGAAGTCTTATCTTTGGCAGTATCGCAAGAGTGTCGAGCACGGAAGTTAGCCCTAGCCTCATCATCGTCCCTACGGATTTCCATGTTAGGGTCACCAAAGGTAACTCGCTTAACCTTACCACCATCCTGTACGAAGACTTCAAACTTCTTGTTGCCACCACTAAGACGACGAGGTTTATTCAGTGGGACTTCTTTACCTTGATACTCTGCTTTGGTGATCTCTTCAGCTTCACCCCAGTCCTCAAATTCTTCTGTCATATTTCCACCAATGTAATAATAAGGGAGTCAAAGCTGAGGGTTGTACCTGCTGAACTACTCCTAACGTAAACCTCAAACTCATCACCCTTTTGTAGTGTTACAATACCTGTAGAGGAAATGTTTGTAGTTTCATTAGAACTGTTAAAAGTGTGGACACCTTGGGAGCCTGAAAAGGAACCATTACGGTATAGCTTAATAGCAATACTACAGTTCTTATCAGCGGATAGGTCAGAGGCACCTACAAAGTGAAACTTACCACCAGCACCAGTATAAGTAAGAGTACCACTAGAAGAAGTAGTGAAGTCCCTGTTCTGGTTATCATCCGAGAAAGTGCCAGAGAGCTTGTAGTCAGTGTTGGCTAGGGTGAGTTCTGTATCAGCAGCCTCAGTAAGTAGCATCTGACCAGTACCCCAATGAACTACAAACTTCTTCTTGTTGTTACATAGGAGGACTAATTCACCATCAGTGTTTAGGTATTGGTCAAAGACTGCGAAGTGACCGGGAGGCATCTGTTGGCCTTGGACGTAGGTTTCACTCTTGTTAATTACTTGAGCTTTACCTAAGATGTCTACTTTACCGTCCATGTACTCTACGAGGATATTACCATCCTGCATGTACATCTTATTGATAGACCTACCGTTGGAATACGAGAAAGTAACCATTAGTTTCCAACCTTCTCATCATCGTCTTCTTCTGTTTCGTCTCCAGAGCCTACGATATTATCATCAGGTCCATCGTAGTAATCTGTACGGGCTAGATCAGCTTGTTGAGCACGTTCACGAGAAGCAGCATAGATTTCAGGATTAGGTTTAGGTAGTTCAGCGATCTCCATCAGGGCATTGACAATATCAAGATCGTCTGCAACAGTGATATTAGCGCCATTAAGGTTACGGAGATAGGAACCCATTTCCTTGAGGTCATGACTTGCAACATCACCAGCTTTAATCTTAGGCATTAGAGCGAAGTCAAGGCCATTAAGACGCCAGAGGGGTTCAATGAGTTGCTTGTTAAGGATGTCTACAATAGTATGGATGTAGCTCTCAAGGGCACGTAGGAATAGGTCAGATTTACTCTTGGAGAGGGCATAAGAACCATTACTACCACCACCCAACATAATAAACTCAGCAAGGACACTACGAGCAATGTCGTGTTGGTAACGCTTAACTACGGGATCAATGTCGATATTACGGGTACCCTCAGAAGAAATTAGCTTTACAGATACTAACTTCTGGTTGGTGGGTTCTCCATCCTTACCGGGGTAGGTATCAGAAGGGGTAATCAGGAAGCCTTGCTCATTGAACTTAAGGTCTCGTAGGATTTCCTTCATCTGGTTCAGGACTGCCTGTTGAGCCTCTGTAGCATCTGCTGAGAGATACTCTGCTGGAACCTCTGCATGGGGGATACCTGCAAGCTCTCGCTCAATACCGATAGCCTCATACTGTTGGATAGCATTAAGACGCTCATAAGCAGCATAGGCATTACGGAGGATACTACGACCAGAAGGATCACCATTGATTGTAGTAGTGCGGTAGAGGATAGCCTTACGCATTGGGATGTAGTTAGTACCAAAGCCAGAGGATACGTCCTGATGGAAGCCGTAGAGGTCTCCTGACTGTTGGTCTACATCAAAGCGGTTAATGGTCCACTGAGCACGAGGGGCAATCTTACGGATACCAATACGACCATCAGTAAATTTAGAACGCTTCTTAGGGCTACGCTCGTAAGGACCAATCCTACGCTTGTAAACTACCTCAAATGCAGAGAAGCCAAATGTAAGGAAAGATAGTGCTTCTGAGATGTGATCATCAAGGCTGTGGTCCATATCTTCAAGGACTGATTCTACAAACTCAGCTTCAGCCTTAGCCTGTTCAGAATCATCAGCAGGAGTGATCTTAATTGGTACATCTCGTAGCATCTGTTCTACAGCATAAAGGGCAGCACCGATAGTAGCATCATTGTCCCGCATCTCACGATACTTGCGGATAGCCCGCTTACCACGAAGCTCAGGCTGAAGGTCGTCAGCTTTTAACGTGCCATTACGAGTTGATGTTCCTGCAACACCCAGAATTTTCTGACTTTCGGTTACTGAGAGTTGCTTCTGTGACATCTTTAAGTTTCCTTAGATATTTCATTAGGAGAGTTCTTTGGTGACAACCACCGACAGATTGCCTTTGTTTGGGAAAGTCTCAATAGAGCCGTCTGAGTAAGTTACCTCAAACTCTACATAGTAAGAGCCTTGCGTGTCAGTATCCCCAGATTGCCAGTCGTATTGAACAACACCATTATCTGCATCTGTAATGGTCATTTGTTGGTCAACCTTTAAGGTGCCATCAATAGACTTCATGTGGAATTGTACAGTAGCCCCACTGATCGGGATGGGAGTCCCTTCAAAGTCTTTTAAGGTTGCTTGCAGAGAGGGGGATGTATCATTCTGTCTGATAGTAAAAGCCATTATGCAACCCTGTTAAATTTTTCAGTAAATGTGGCACTGTTACGAGAGTCTTCAAAGTCAGCTATGTTGTAAGACTCTGCTAATTCTACAGTTGTCGTACTGTTGCCTGTTATAGCCACAACCCGCCTACTAGAACCATCCAGAGAGGGCTGCCCGACTTGAGGACTACCAGTAACTAAGTTAAGGCCAGATAGGCTATGTGTTTGAGTGACGCTAGGGGAAGATACAACCGGAGTTCCAGAAGTAATCCCGACACAAATTATCGTATGCTGTTGAGTGAGTCCTGCGTTACCAACAGAAGGTGTACCAGAGATTAGATCGTTAGGCTCTAAAGCGTAAACTTCTTCAAGAGCGGGGGAGCCTAGTGTAGGTACACCAGAGAGGGTACCATCTGGTTCTAATATATCTGCTTGGCTTACACTCGGACTTCCCAAAGAAGGAATGCCAGCCGTTATGTTGTTAGCAGTAAGATCGTGTTTTTGCGTAACTGACGTTGAATTGACAACAGGGTTACCACTTAGTATGTCTACAGTAATAAGCACATCTGCTTGGCTTACAGCAGGAGACCCTAGTGTGGGACTGTCAGTTAGGATGGAGTTCCCAGAGAGGCTATGCTCTTGAGAGACTGTTGTATTACCTACAGAGGGAATGCCTGTGGCAATACTTGCGGGAGAAGCTACATGAATTTGCTCAAGAGAGATTGCCTCTACAACAGGCGATCCAGTTAGAATACTGTCAGCAGAAAGTATGGTTACAATACTGACAGCGGGAGACCCTAGTGTGGGACTACCAGTGGAGATAGCTACACCACTTAAGGTGTGCCCTTGGGTAACAGCAGTATCATTTACAAGAGGTGACCCTGTAAGGATACTAGAAGCTATAAGTGCTCCAAGATTAACCCCATCATCCGCTAGGGGTGCAGCAGCTAAAGGGGAAAATCCGAGCATCAGTCAGCCTCCTACGGCCAGTACATTTCGTCCATAAATGCGACTGGAATCGGGTCCATCGCCTCAATCACATCTGACGCTGCTCGAATAGCCGCGATCTGGTTCCAGATTGCTTCGCCCGCTGCCCATGCAGCCTCTTCCTCTGGCGTCCAGTTGGCTTCGCCTTTTTTAGCAAGCTGTGCCGCTTGGGCCGTTAAATTGCGTTGCTTCCACTCAGGGCAGATAGCAATGATGCGGCGGTAGGCTTCGGCCTTGACCATCTCAGCAGTTGCCGGGATGTCCTCGACCACCCAGCCTCGTGTGACAACGCTGTTTGCCTCAGTCAGCGGACCTTGAACCAGCCGCTGGTAACGCTGGTCGTGGTTAGGCTGTGCCTCAGTTGAGACGGGATACACGTCGTATTCAGCCAGTGTTGCGTCTGACGGTTCAGCAGGGAAGCTGACTTGTGGGTTGTCTTTGCGAAGCTGGCGGATTGTGTATCCCTGCCATTCGCCGCTGATCTGTTTTGCGTACATAATCCTACCTTTTTATACGAGGTCATACTCGGTTATACCGTTTACAAACCCAGATACATATAATTTCTGCCCACTATCCCCAAAGCCCACCCCCCAC